AGCGCAGGGAAACACAAAAGCCATGGAATATCTGGGACAGCTGTCAGACAGGGCGGAAAAGAGAGAAGATGTACAGCGGTATACAATGCCGATCACAGATGTCACATCAGACTTTGTGGAAGTGTACCGGAAAGTGCATGCAGCATTTTCCGGAGAAGAGAATATCCGGGAAATAATTTCAAAAGGCGGACGCGGCTCCATAAAATCAAATTTCTGGTCAGCAGTTGCAGAAGAAACCATATACAATGATCCTCATGCGCATGTGGTTTACACCAGAAGATACAAGGTTGACTTGAGGGGATCCGTATACAACCAGTTTATGAAAACGGTCATCCGGCATGAAAAGCTGGACGAATGGGATTTTACGACAAATCCAATGAAAGCGACTTACAAAAAAACCGGCCAGTGTGTTTTGTTTGTTGGAGCGGATAAGCCGATCAGTTTAAAATCCTATAATCTGTCCTTTGGTTATGTAAAGCTTCTTCTTCATGAAGAATGTGATGAAATGGCCGGAGTGGAACAAATGGACAATATAGAAGACACATTCCTGCGTTCAGATACGCCTGCATTGGATGTGAAAATATTCAATCCGCCAAAAAGCAAGAATAATTTCATGAATGAGTATGTGGAAGAGTGCAGAAAAAAAGAGGGAACTTATATCTGCCACAGTTATTATTACAACGTTCCCTTAAATTGGCTTGGAAAAAGATTTTTTGAGCGTGCAGAGTGGTTCAAAGAACATAAGCCGCGATATTACAAAAATAATTATCTGGGAGAAGTGACCGGAACAGGCGGAGCGATATTTGAAAACATTGAGGTAAGGACGATTACAGATGAAGAGATCGGCACTATCCCGTATTTTGACCATGGATTGGATTTTGGATATGAACATCCGCAGGTGTTTGAACAGTCCTGCTATGATGAGGAGAAAGACACTCTATATTGCGTGTATGAGGTGTTCTCAAAACGGTGTAAAAATTCTACCTTTGCCAGAAAGATTAAAAAGTTTAAAAATGCAGAGATTATTGCAGACTCTGCAAGGCCCGACTCCATATCAGAGATGTGCGACTGGGGATTTAATGTAACAGGAGCCGTGAAAAGGTGGGGAAGTGGAAAAGGAAGGGATTACTGTTGGGAATGGCTGCAAATGGCGGATAAAATTGTCGTGGATCCTGACCGCTGCCCCAGGCTGCATAAAGAATTAACCAAATTAGAGCATGAACAGTTAAAAGACGGCACGTTTTCCAGTGAGTATCCAAAGATTGGAGAAGACTGCGTTATGGCATTAATTTACGGGAATAACCGAAATATAATGGAATCCAGAAGGAACAGCGGTCTTTATGATGACGAAGATGAAATAGAAGAAGAGGATGATGAAGAAATGGGAGAGGAGGACTATGAGTAAATGGAATCATGTGTGAAGGCAAAGCTGAATAAATTAGGGTTTCAAATAAACACTGAACCGTATGCATACATCGAATTATGCAATTCCTGGTACCAGAATGAGCTGATTGATGATTTTCACAAACGGATATCTGTTAATGGGGAAATGTATGAAATCGACAGGATGAATTTTGCGAAAAGGGGATGCTCTGATGATGCCAATCTCTGCGAGGTTGTTGACATTCATACAGGAACGGAAAGCCAGTCGGAGGAGGTAAATAAGATACTGGAAAACAGCCGGTTTGATGTGATGTACCGGAAACAGTTAGAAAGAATGTCTGCTGCAGGAACGGTCGCTGCGTATGTACGCTTGGACAATGCAACTTATCTGGATAACGGAAGAATAACAGGGGGGACTGTAAAATTGTCCTGGTGTTATGCAGAAAATTATATTCCTCTGAATGTGGATAATGACAAGGTGATAGAAGCCGCCTTCTGGGGAAGTGATTGTACAAAAGAGGGAAAAAAGACGACTCTTGTAATTTTTACCTTAGAAAATGATTTGTATAAAGCGCAAACCTTTATATTTGATAAAACAGGAAGAGAGACGGAATCATACTGGATTCAGCTAGGAGATGTAAAGCCTTTTGAAGTTATGAGGGTTGCAGAAGTGAACAATATTAACAACATGAACGGATTCGGCCTGCCAAAAATATGGAATGCGATTCCGATATTGAAAAAGCTGGATCTGTGCAATATGGTTTTGCACGGAGATCTGGAAAAAGGCGAAAAGTTTGTATTGACGAATGAGGCTGTCGTTGAAATCGATAAAAAAACAGGAAAGCCCAAAAAGAAAAACCCTATGTGGAAACGGCTGTTTGTGTTTCTTGGCAAAAAGCCAATTGACGGAAACGGCTACATTCAGGAATACACGCCAAAAATCAGAATTGAAGAAATCACAAAGACGTTTGAATTATGCCTGTCTCTTTTTTCCATGATGTTTGGGTTTGGCTCTAAGAAGTATACGTTTGAAAACGGACAGATTCAAACGGCAACGGAGTATATCGGAGAGCGGCAGGATGCCATGCAGGAATTAAACAGGCAGAGGAAGGAAGCTGCGGATTATATCGCACATTTAATAAAAGCCGTTATGTGGTTTTCAAATACGTTCTGCAAGACAGCCTACGATCTGGATGCAGAAATATGCATAGATTTCGATGATTCGTATATAGAGGATAAAAGCGTAAAGATACAGTCAAAGAGGGATGACGCGGTATCTTTTTCAGATATACCGGAATTTATGATCCAGTACATTATGCTGCGGCTGAATGTTGAAAGAAAAGAGGCCGTGAAAATTTACAATACAAGAGAGCCGGATGACGAACCGGAACCGCTGGATTAAAGAACAGCGCAGGACTTATTAAACATCTGCATGGGAAAGGAGCGGTATGCTGACAGAGAACCAGTTAGAGTTGTTGGGAGATCGGATTGCCGGGCTGTATCAGGAGCTTGAGCAGGATGTAATTGCAGACATAGCGCGAAGAGTAAAGAAAGCCGGAAGATATACAGAAACGGCGGAACTCATGGCGCAGGCAATGATGGAAAACGGGAGCAGTCCTGCACAGATCCGGGCGGAAGTGATGAAGATGCTGAATGCTGACCGGGCATATCAGGAAGAAGTGGCAAAAAACACTTTGGAGTGGAAGAAATATATAAAAAGCGAGATAGAAGCGGCAAAACGGACCGCAGAAGAAGAGGGAAACCGCATCATTGCAGATGCCGGAGACATGTCTTTCAACACAGATCTGTCTGTATGGAAACAGGCAGGAAAAACATTGACAAAAGACAGTGCATTCACAAGGCTTGTTGCAGAAATGAGCATTGCGACAGCAGGAACGCTGAAAAATCTTACAAAGACAATGGGGTTTAAGGGGCCTCATGATTTTACCAGCATACGGGATTTATACATACATTCTTTGGACAAGGCCTTATTGAAAATGTCTGCAGGTGGATTTTCTTACGACCAGGCCGTCAATGACTGCATAAAGGAGCTTGCAAAAAGCGGGCTGAGGTCTGTAGATTACGCGTCAGGAAGGTCGTATCAGCTGGATACAGCCGTCAGGATGTGCGTCAGGACGGCGTGCCATCAGCTTTCCGGCAAAATATCTATGCGGAATTGTGAAACTACCGGAACCGATCTTGTAGAGGTGGATTCCCACTGGGGAGCAAGGCCGGATCATGCCGTCTGGCAGGGAAAAGTTTATTCCAGGAGTGGAAAAAATAAAAAGTATCCGCCACTTTCTGTATGCCGGTATGGAGCCGTTGACGGATTAATGGGAGTCAACTGCAGGCATAGATTTTATCCTTTTTTTGAAGGAATCAGCGTTCCGAACGAATGGGAGCCGGAGCCGGGGGCAAAAGAATACAACGGAAAAAAATACAGTTACTATGACGCCACGCAGAGGCAGCGTAAAATGGAACGGGATATCAGGGCAACTAAACGGGAAATAGAAGCGCAGAAATCCATCGGAGGGAATACAAAGGAATTGGAGGCAAAAAAGCGCAGGCAGATCAAGGAGTATCATCAGTTCAGCAATGCAATGGATATCAGGGCAAAAGATAACCGGCTTCGCGTTGCTGCAGGGAGCAGCGATCTGACAAAGACAAAGGCATATAAATTTGCAAAATCTCTTGAAAAATCAGGCCATGATGTTAAAATAAATGAAAGGATAATCGGCAATGATGATTTCCGTATACCAAAATCCCAATTTTTGAAAGCGGATTTTTTGGAAATATTGGATTTAAAACACTCTTTATCTGATAGAGATGTCAGAATTTGGTACAAGGCTAAAGACAGCAATATAAAGAATTTAATTGATACATCAAAATCCCTCGAAGAGCAGGCAAGGCAGGCTTGCGAATTGAGAAATACATACCGCACACAAGCCAGAGATTTGATGCGCGACCAGAATAAGCGCAGGGAATTAGATGCACAGCATCCAAATAAGAGTTTTGAGGAACTATTGGATTATAAGATGAAGAAAAAGGGCTTGACGAAAGAAGAGGCCGTTAAGGATATAATTAACACTGCAGGAAAAACAAATAAGCATGTTGATAAATCATTAGGATTGGAGTGAATGACATGAATTATGAATATATGATCTGCAATACTGCCGATGAAGGGTTATATGAAAAACAATGCACAGCCATTGAAAAATATGTTCCAGGAATCAAAAAGCAGGAGGAATTAATTGATGTAGACGGATCAAGAATACAACGGTATACATACAATGGAGAAGAGATAGTTGTCATCAACAGCATCTATGAAAATGAGTTGATAGTGAAAAGCACAGAAGATATTAAACGCTATTTTTCATAGCAGTCTTTGTCCAGATCTTTTTTGCAATTGCAAACAAAAGAATTATATTTTATAATATCTACAGAGGTGAAGAGATGCCGAAGAGATATTATTGGTACAGCTGTCCCATATGCGGAAATCGGAAGATGTTAAAATATCGGTCCGATACAGTTCTTAGAAATTTCCCGGGATACTGTAAATACTGCAAAACTGAATCATTAATTACATTAGAGCCCAAGAGCCGAATAGTTGAATCTTTGAAAAAGGTTTGACTGTCCGGCTCTTTTTGTTATCCAGAGGCTGATAGACCTCGTTAAAAAAATCGTTAAAAGGAGAATGAACAAAATGAAAAGAGAAGAACTGGAAGCAGTCGGATTGTCAAAAGAGCAGATAGACAAGGTGTGCGATTTGAACAATGCAGATGTTTCACCTTTAAAAGCGGATCTGCAGAAAGCAAAAGATGATCTTGCGGCGGCTAATGAAAAAATAGGCGCGCATGAGGACACAATAAAAAGCTTAAAAGATGATCTGGAAGAATTTAAAGACGCAGACGTAAAGGGGCTGAAACAAAAAATTTCTGATTTGGAAAGCGACATCAAGACGAAGGATGCAGAGCATCAAAAGCAGATTTCAGACCGGGATTTTAATGACATGCTGAAAGACTGCATTTCTGCCGCTCATGGAAAGAATCAGAAGGCAATAACGGCCTTATTGGATCTGGATTCTTTGAAAACTTCTAAAAATCAGAATGAAGATGTGAAAGCGGCAATAAAGGCTTTGACAGAAGCTGAGGACAGCAAAATGCTTTTCGGGGAACCGGAAGCGAATCCTATAGGAACAGAGAAGGAAGATGCGGACTGCAGGGCTGCAATGGGGCTGCCGCCAGTAAAAACGGAAGGAGATAAATAATGCCGAATACAATTACACTGCCTAAAAATTATGTTTCAAATCTGGATGAAGTATACAAACTGACATCCGTTACAGCAGATTTAACCTGTGATTCCAACATGGTGAAAGCAGGCGCAAATGTGGGGGAAGTATTATATCCGCAGATTGAAACGACAGGCTTGGGCGATTATGACAGAAACAGCGGTTACACAACGGGCGGCGTAGACTTGAAATGGAAGACGACTCAGTGTAATTATGATCGAGGAACCAAAATTTCAGTAGACGTCATGGATGACCAGGAATCAGAGAAACTGGCTTTTGCCATGGGCGGCGCGGATCTGATGCGGACGAAGGTTGCGCCGGAAGCAGATGCTTTTACATTTGCAGTTATTTCAGCAGTAGAAGGAATTTCCAAAATGGAAGGGGAAGATTTTGCAGATGCGGCAGCATTTTTGAAAGCCCTGATCGAGGCAAAAAATAAAATGGATGAAGACGAAGTTCCGGAAGAGGGACGGATTCTTTATGCAACGCCTACGCTGATGAATGGGATTATGGCATTGGATACAACAAAATCCAGAGAAATCTTAAACTGTTTTACAGCGAAAAAAAAGGTTCCCCAGAGCAGATTTTATACAGCGATTGATCTGTTGGACGGAAAAACCGCCGGAGAAGAGATCGGGCATTATAAAAAATCAGAAACTGCAAAGGACATTAATTTTATGGTTATACATAAACCGGCCGTTATGAAATACGACAAGCACGTTGCACATGACATTATTCCGGCAAAACTTAATTCCAATGCAGATGCGGACATCCTGAAATACCGCAAATATGGGCTTGTGGATGTTTATAAGAATAAAACAGCAGGAATCTTCCTGTGCACGAAGTAGGAAGGAGGAAGGCGGATCATGAGAACAGTGGGAATCGGCGCAAAGAAAAACACGGCAGAAAACACGGAAACGCTAAAAAAAGAAAACGAAACGTTACGGTCATCCGTTCTCCAGTCTGATAAATGGCTGAAAGAATGCGAAACGAAACTGAAAGAATGTGAGGCGAAACTGGAAGAGGCAGCTGAATATGCTGAAACCAGAGACGTGCAGATTGCGGAATTAAAGGAGCAGATCAAAGAATTGAAGGCAAAGACGGCAGAGGAAGAAAAGACTGCAAAATCTTCAGCAAAAAGCAAGTGATGAGGGGAGGGGCTGTAATGTCAGAAACAATACCGGTGATAGATTGGGAGTATTACAGCTCTCATTTTCCCAATATAGTTCCGGAAAGCCAGTTTTCAGCAGTAGAAACGCAGGCAG